CAGATAACAACGCCTAGACGCACCATTGCACCTAGTATTTGCATCTGTTCATCATGGTCATCTATGTTTTCTTTGAGTTTTGTAAAGAGTCCCTTTTTTTCTTCCGGTTTTCTTTCCATTTCTTTATTTTATTATTTAAGAACTTAGTTATCCTTTCTTTAATATCTTGTATAATAGGTGTGGCTACAGTTGTAGCTGCTACGGCTGTAACAGCTGTTATGACTGTAGGACCTAGTACCTCAGCTGGTGGTATAGGTATAGGTGGTAAGGGTGGTAAGTTTAATACAGGTGCTGGAGGTTCTACAGTTTCTACAGGTTTTGTACCCTCTGGTTCTTTAAGATCACTAGGAGGTATAACCAAGGGTACATAACTCGGGACGTCAGCTGTAGGTAAAGGTATCTCGACTGTTTCTATCTGTACTACGTCAGGTAATACTATAGTCGGTACGTCCATTATGCTGCTTCTAATGCTGCAACTCTAGCTTCTAAAGCTTCTCTTTTAGAAATTTCTTCTTGTAATGCAGCAGTTAGTAAAGGTGTAAATTTTGCGTAATCTAGACCTTGTGGGTCAATTTTAGTAGTTGAATATTTTTTCGGATCTCCTACTGATTTACCTTCTGGAAGAGTATCGCCTTCTTCATAATATGTTTCTACCTCCATTGCATCTTTTTGTCCTGTAACTGCCTCTGGAACTACTGGTGTTACTTCATGTGCATAGAATCCATCAACTATTCTATCTGGCTCAATTTTAAAATTAAATCTATAAGGTTTTAATTGTTTTAGCCTTGTTATTCCATCAGATATTAATACTTCATTTTCTTTAAGTCGATAGTCTGAGCTTGTATTAAATGCAGTAACACTAGGGTTTGTATTAATACTACCTACATTGGTTAAACTACCTGTACGTTTAAACCTCATGAACATTCTGTCATTACTATTAGCAACATGAGCCATAGTTATCATGTCTTTATTATGACTTTGGCTGTTAACTCTAAAACCACATAATTCATGAGCTGTGCCATCTTCGTGTACAGAAAGTAATTCATCAGCGATAATAGCACCTGTACAATTTATTCTTAAACCACCCTCTTTGTCGAGACGCATTTTTTCAGTTGGATTTGCAGTTTGCGAACTTGCTGTAGAAAATATAAGTGGACCAACATCTGATCCTTCATGTTTTGCAGATATTCTTGCAATTTCGTCTGCTCCACATTCAAAAACCATTCCAACTTCCGTTCCAGAACTTCCGGGGGAATTTGTTAATGTAAGAACATCTAGTAAAGCAGCATTGCTATTACCTTGAACGTGAAGTGCTGTAAGAGGATCGTGGCCAACAACTCCTATACCTACTTTTCCAGACGAATTTATACGCATACGTTCTGTAGAAGCTGTAGCAAATGCAAGAGTATTATCGGCTGCTCTGTATATAGAAGCATCTGCTGATGGAGCAGAAATATTAGATCTACCTACAAATGCGTTACCTCTTATCTCACCAACGACATCTAATGGTTTTCCGGGACTTGTTGTACCAATACCTACGTTTCCACCAGAAGCATTAAGTGATAGGTTTGTATATCCAGTACCTAATAGTAGACTTTGAATTGAGTTGTTTCCGAGAACTAATTGCTGTGCAAAACCATGCGCTCCGACTGCAATATTCGTTGTTGCATGAAGTTGATAATTAGGTGCTGTGCCTCCTATACCAATATTTCCACCAGCAGTTATTCTTAAACGCTCACTATCTGAAGTAGTAAATTTAATGTCAGGATATGCAGCACCAGAAGCACCACCAGAGTAATATGTTGCTCTGATATTCATATCATCATTATGAGAATCAATCCCAAGAAACTGTCTTTTAGCATCTAGACCAAGAGCAGTTTCACCTGTAACGTTAAACATACCAGCACCATATGTGCCGTTAACCATCATTCTTCCGTTACTGTTTATCTGTACACCTGATTCTGCATTTAAAGTATTAGCAGTACCAGAGCCAGTGATAACTCTGTCATTTGCGTTGTTGTTTATTGTTGTGCTAGTAACTGTTTCAAACGTAGGATCTGCTCCGTTGTTTGCACGTAGGAACTTACCATCGTTAGATGATGTACCATGTGGTAACTTAGCTAGCGTTACCGCTTGATCTGCTATATCTGCGGTGGCTATGGTGGCATCCGTGATACCACCTGATGTTACTTTAGTTGTAGCCATTAGCCCCCATATACTTTCTTACCATCAACAATAGCTTTGTCGATAGCTGTAAAGTCTTCTGTTGTCCAGATAGATGTAGTTTCATCTACCTTCTTATATGCTTTAATGATTTCAAGATGTTCTACGTTACGTTTAACTTTATCTTTCCATTCATCATCTGTGTAACCGGCTTCTTTAGTGCTGTTAATAACAGTGACACTATCACCGGCAGCAGCGAAGATTGCTGCTACTTCTTCGGTTGTTCTTTCTTCCATTTATTTTGCCTCCAAGGCTGTAACTTTTGCGGATAATTCTTTTATTGCGTTCAGCATGTGCCAGAACAATTCATCTTGTAATACAGTTTTTTGACCATGTGGTCCTGTTTTTATAGAGTTTGGTAAGACAGTTTCAAGTTCTTGTGCAATCACACCTATTTTTGTTGATGTATCTCCTTGTCTTAGTAATACTTGATTTATTTTTGCATCATTAGTAAATGTACTTATATCAATAGTATCATCTGAAGTCACAGGTGACCCATCAGTATATTGTTTAAATTTAAAGTTTCTAACTTTTACTTTATCAATAACTTCAAGACCTTTTGTATTATCTACAATATCTTTTTTAAGTCTTTCATCTGATAATGTTGCCCAATGAGAATCGTTATTACCTTGGAAAACATCACCTTCTGCATCACCAAAAATCCAACAGGCATCATTCCCTGCTGATACACTATCTCTTGCAATAAATAAATAATTAGAAAAATTACCTTGATTTCTTCCAGCATAAAAACCTAGGAATGCATTTCTAGAACCTGATGTAATCTGATTACCACATTCGTAACCTATTCCAGTATTATAGTCACCAGTTGTAAGTGAAGAAAACCCATCTGCACCAACCATCACATTGATTCGGCCAGTTGTACAAGAGGTCATACAATCTTTACCAATAACAACTTGACCATCACCAGTAGTAATATTATGTCCAGCTTGCGAACCAACGGCTATGTTAGAGTTAGCAGTGCTTGATCTTAAAGCTCTATATCCGAGAGCAGTACTTTTATCAGCACCTGTATTAGCACTTAATGCACTTCTACCAACAGCAGTATTGTAATTACCATCTGTGTTTGCATCTAAACAATCACAACCTACGGCTGTATTATCACTTCCAGACGTGTTTGCTTTTAAAGCTTGTTTACCAATAGCAGTAAGTTGACTTCCAGACGTGTTTGCCTGTAAAACAATATGTCCAACACCTACGTTTGAATTACCAGTATTTGCTTTCAAAGCATCATTACCAATAGCTACGTTATTACTTTGGTTAGTGGAACCTTGGAGTGCTTGTTTACCTATAGCAATATTATCAGATCCTGTTGTTAAGCCATATAATGACATATAACCAACAGCAGTATTAGCTCCACCTGAGCTAACACTTTGTCCAGAATACATACCAACACAAGTATTATTGCTACCAGTTTGAGCAGTGGTTAACGCTTGTACACCGATAGCAGTATTATTGTTACCAGTAGTATTAGCGTCTAAAGCCTGATGTCCTACAGCAGTATTTTCTGATCCACTTGTGTTTGCAAATAAAGCATCTTTACCTACAGCAGTATTCTTATTACCTGTCATCTGACCAGTAGATCCACTTATACTACTATGCAAAGCTGATCTACCAATAGCAGTGTTGTTTTGTCCAGAACCTATATATCGCCCTGCTGCTGCACCTACACAAGTGTTTTCCCCTGCTGTTGTGGCTGCTGTTAATGCTTGTAAACCAACGGCAGTATTTAAAGATCCTGTAGTTATAGCGTCCGCAGCATTAGCACCTACAGCCACGTTTGATGCTCCAGTTGTGTTTGATTGTAATGCTCTAGTACCAACTGCTGTGTTATCACTTGCTGTTGTATTTGCTCCTAAAGTATTAGCACCTATAGCGACATTATTAGCTCCAGTTGTATTGACATCTAAACAGTAAGCTCCTACAGCCGTGTTTAATGCTCCAGTAGTATTTGCTCCTAAAGCTATATATCCCACTGCTGTATTTTCATCTGCTGTGGTATTGGCATCTAAAGCTCCAGAACCTACAGCCGTATTTTGCGTTCCAGTTGTGTTTGACAGTAAAGCAAAATAACCTACAGCAGTGTTATTAGATGCAGTTGTATTATTCTCTAAAGCAGAAATACCGCCAGCAAAATTAGCTCCTCCAGTTGTGTTTGCACCTAAAGAGTTTCTTCCAATACAAGTATTAGATCCACCTGTAGTATTGGCATCTAACGCTAGATGACCTACAGCAGTGTTGTTTATTCCAGTTGTGTTGTTATTTAAAGCATTTTTACCAACCGCAGTATTATTAGCTCCAGTTGTGTTTTGAGACATTGCTGAACGACCAAGAGCAGTGTTATCACTTGCAGTTGTGTTGTTATATAAAGCTGCATCTCCAAAAGCTGCATTATCAGTACCAGTTGTATTAGATAGTAAAGCATAAGTACCGCTAGCAGTATTATTAGCACCTGTTGAGTTTGTTGTTAAAGATTGATAACCAATAGCAGTATTTCTGTTAGCAGTAGTATTGGCATCTAAAGCTTCAGCTCCAACAGCAGTATTTTTATCTCCCGTAGTAATTGCAGTTCCAGCATTTTTACCAATTAATGTGTTGTTAGTAGCATTTGTTCCATCAAAACTGTCTCCAGCATTTGTACCAGCTACAGTGTTACCTTGTCCATCACTTGTTACACCAGCAGAGAAAGCATTTGTTGATGCTGCTGTGATACGCCCCTGTGCGTCTACAGTAATCGCTGGGATGGCTGTGGCTGAACCATAGCTACCAGCTGTTACAGACGTATTAGCAAGCTTTGCAGCAGTCACTGCATCGTCAGCAATCTTAGCTGTAGTTACTGCTCCAGACGCAATCTTTGCTGTACTTACTGTTCCGTCTCCGGGTGTAGATATAGTTATAGCAGAACCTATCTGTACTATAAATACAGAGTCACCAGTTTGTAAGTTAGCACCAAATACAATAGTATTACTATCTACAAGTGCAAAGCCCTCTGACGGAGCAGATGTACCTGTATTAGCTTTTTGGACGACACCATTGATACTTACTATCAACTGTGCTGCACTTGTTACACTTGCAGCAGATCCTGTGTTACTACCTTCACGTAAGTCGTATGTAGCTATACTACCATTTATAGTAGGTGCTCCACTACCACCAGCAGGGCATAAGAATATATATTTAAAATCACCAGACGATGTAACCTCTTTCCATGCTGAAGTTGAAGAGTCATACACCTTCATCTTGTTAGCATTAGTGTCGTATACTAAGTCACCTTCATCATTATTAGATGATGGTTCACCAGCAAATACACGATATCTATTTGCAAAGTCGTTAATATCTGTACTAATACTTAGAATATCTTGATCTCGAATAACTGACTTGTGGAAGTTGTAAACCTGACCTGAGCCTGTTGAAGTAACTAAAAAGCCAACTCCAGCTGTAACAGTAGAATTATTGTAAGCTGAGTTAATATTATTAATAGTTACAGTGCTACCACCTACAGTTCTACCTGTGGTTGATGTACCAGATCCGTTAACAACTATACCTCCAGCATCAGCAATACTGATTACTACACCAGATTGGGGCTGAGTATTTGGAAATGCTACTTCTGTAGCTATAACTTCTAGACCACCAATGGGTGCTATTTGAGCTGCCACATAGTCTACCACAGCTCCAGATGTTGGAAGTTGTGTATCGCTATCTGAAATAGTTGTCTGTTTTAAGTCACTCGCTAGTTTAGCAAGGGTTACGTTAGAGTCAGCTATCTTAACTGTAGTTACGTTAGCATCTGTAATCTTAGATGTTGTAACAGCATTAGAAGCAAGCTTTGCATCAGTTACGTTAGCCCCAGCTATCTTAGCAGTAGTTACACCACTGTCAGCTATCTTAACTGTAGATACTGCACCGTCAGCTAACTTAGCTGTTGTTACATTACTGTTAGCTATCTTAGCTGTAGTAACTGCATTGTCTACAATCCTATCTGTAATAACTGCATCAGTTGCTAGTCTAGCTGTTGTTACACTACTGTTAGCAATTTTAGATGAAGTAACTGCTCCATCAACTATCTCAGATGTACCAACAGAGTTGTCAGTCATCTTAGCAAGTGTTACTGAGTTGTCAGCAAGTCTAGCAGTATCTACACTACTATCTTGTAGTTCAGCAGTTCCGACAGAATCATCTGCTAGTTTAACATTAGTGATAGCGTTACTTGCTATATGTGCAGCATCTATAGATCCATCTACATAATGTTCTGAATCTATACTGTTGTCAGCTATCTTTGTACCGTTGACTGCATCTGCTGCAAGTTTAGCTGTAGTTACGTTTGCATCTACAATGTTAGCTGTAACCACTGCATTGTCTGCAAGTTTAGCAGCTGTAACTGCGTCTGCTGCTAATTTACCTGTAGTTATATTACTATCAGCTATCTTAGCAGTTGTAATTTGTGCATCAGCTATGTGTGCAGTATCTATAGATCCGTCTACATAGTGCTCTGAATTTATAGAGTCATCAGCTATTTTTGTACCGTTAACCGCAGCGTTTGCAATCATGCCTGTAGCAACAGTGCCGGTGTCACCTGTAGTGACAACATTACCTGTTACGTTAGGGAATGTAATTGTACGATCTGCTGTAGGATCTACAACTTTAATAGTTGTTTCGTGATCGTTAGCAGTCGAACCTTCAAATACTAGATCTGCCTGTGTATCTAAAGTCAGATTACCAGTCATCGTACCACCAAGAGCACTTATCGCACGAGCTCCTACCTCTTGTGTTTTATACAAGTTCTGTGTAAAGTTGTCGTTAAGGTCTTCTGACTTGATAGCTGATCCAGCATAAAA